CGCCTGCCATAAAAATGACTGATGCTGCGGAACAAGCGAATCCATCACAGATTGTAGTGACTTTCATGTCACTATTCTTGAGCGTATTGTAAATCGCCAATCCCTCTGCGACCTCACCGCCATAGCTGTTGATATGCACATTGATTTCTTTTGCATCCAAGGACTGTAGTTCGTTCACAATTCCGCTTGCTGATACGTCACTTTCTAACCACGGCCATGATGTGATGTCACCGAAGATGTAGAGGTCCGCCACATCATTCTTAGATTCCAAGGAATAATACTTTTTTGCGTCCATGTTCTCTTTCCTTTCTTTCGGATTTACTGTTTAACGGACAGCTCCGAGATAATTGGATCACCTCCTACTGATCGCGTTTTCTATGCTGCATTACCATTTCCCTCCTCTCCATAGTTCTTTGTCAGAGCTCTTGCCTGGCTGAATTCTGTATTCAGCACTGTGTAGCCTACCATTTCACGGAGTTCATCGTAATTAAATCCAATTCCGCGAAGTTTATCCAGATTGGTTGCACTGTCTACAACATCTACGTGTTTGAAACGTGCCAGCCATACCATAACTTTTTCATTCTTTGTGCAATAATCATTTTCACCAACTATATAAGCCGTCAGTGTATCATTGATCACCTCCGCCACCGGACCAACGGCATAGGTTATGAATTCGTTCGTGGCATCTGATTTTTCTGTAATATTTCCATTAAATACCGCTTCCGGAATGTCAAAGGCGTTTGCCACCTCATTATTGATTTGCAATGCCATTTTTGCCAGTTCTTCTGCCTTAGTTGTTGTGTTGATCTGCAGCTGTTCAATCGCCACATTGTCCGTTTCCGTAAGCACAGCAAGCTCATCCGATTCCAATAGGTTCTTAATTTTTTTTACATATTGATCCTTTGTCATCTCTTTGTCTGTGCCATCTGCCTGTTTTTCTCTGAATGATAGCGTTGCTGTCCCAAGTTTTAATTTGAATCTCGGCATACTGGACATACGCATCATCGCATTAACAGCATCAAGCGTCCGATCATACTGTCCAACTACATTTTGCAGATACAGGCGAATTCTTGCATTATCATATTTTAGGTGTATCACCTCTGATGATCGCTTTTTTTTCCAAATCGGATAGTTATGTCCGGCGCATGTTAGAGTTATATTGCTATATGTTCGCTCAGTCAGCACATTATTGCTAACATTCCAAGCTGATGCCAGATAATATTTACCACCTAACGGAATAATCAGCACTTCCTGTACCGTAAGAAGTTGTCTTACAACTTCCGTCCAAAACACAGTTCCGCACTCATGGTCATTAGGCTGTATATTCAGCCGATACTCCTGTTTATTTTTCTCTTTACTTTCTGTCTGTATCAAGATATCGGATTTAGCAATTGCCTTCGCAATCATCATAACTGCTTTTTCAATGGCCAACTTTGATAAATTCAACTTTTCCATATCCACCGCAATAATCTCAGCAAGGGACCGCATCTCCTTATCCCGTTGCCACAAAAATTTAAACATATTCTTCTCCTGTTAAATATATACGACCTGGACTTCCAGCTCATCTTTGCAGAACATTGCTACATCAAAAGCCATAAATCCATCATTTTTCCTTAGCTTCGGTTCAATTTTACCAAAGCTCTTGTTTCCAAATTTATCTTCAGATACTCTTGTATTATTTGTATACCATCGCATGATTGCAGATGGTCCAAAGTTAATCATGCCCTGTGAGAACATCGACTGGATGAATGGTGCGATAATTCCAGTCACTGATGTTATCTTTCGAATCAGACGGACTATTCCATGTGGGTTCTTCTTGTCTTCTATTGTCAGCCCGCGTTCTTCGAATGCCTGTTTGAACAATGTGTACCGGTAAGTATCCATTGCAATCTTCTTGACCTCGTAGTATTTCATCTGTTCCATGCACCAGTCTGCGATCAGGTTCACATCAATCACCGGACCTGGAACAATCTCGAAGTCTTCAAATTCTGTCTGTCCTACATTTCTCAGTGGGAACTTTATGGAATCGATAAATGGAGAATCTGCACAGATCCATGTATGCTGTCTCCAAATCCACTCACCTTCATCAGTCTTAGTCAAAATACCGGCGGATGCAAAGTCTCGCACATCTGCATAGTCAATTCCAATGACTGCTGCCTGTCCTCGTGTATCCAATGTTATCCTTGGAATCTTGTGTTCCAACTCTTCCATTGTCCTACCTATATAGCAAGCTCGTAGGACATTCTGCCAGGTTGTGACCGTTTCCTCTTCTTTCCGCGCCGATCTGTCCATTCGCTTTGTTATGAACTCTGCACGCTTAGAAGGAATCTTCTTCATTTCTAAATAGTCATGCATAATCTGATTCGCAAGAATCGGCATATACTCCATCGACGGATTCGCCTTATGCCATGCCTCCGGATCATCCACTTCCTTCATATCATCGATCTCGCATATGAATGGGAAGTATCCCAGCAGATTTTCTCCTGTCTCCAGGATCTCAGCGCACATTGCTGATATCTCATCCAGCGGGCCGTCTCTCACATATCCGTCAGTCGTGATGATAAATTCTCGTGAATGCTTAACTTTACCGAAAGAGGATTCAAATACATTTATCTGATCGTAATTCTCATATGCGTGAATCTCGTTTAGAACCAGGCATCCAGTTCTTTTACCATCCTTTGTCTTTGCATTGGATGTGTTGTATTTCATTTCTGATCCGGTCACAAGGTTTGTTATCAGCTCTTTTGTTACGGAAAATTTTCCTTTGAACTTCTGGTTATCATGCAGCATATCATAAGCCACTTTGAATGTATCCTTCACCTGGCTCTCTG